GCGTGGAGCGTGACGCCGGCGTCGCACGGGCCGGTGGTGACGGTGCCGAGGTAGCGGATCCAGCCGCGCACGGCGCCGGCGGGGACGAGCAGCTTTTCGAGCGCGGGGTCGGTCGCAGTGCTAACGGAGGTGAAGGTCGCGCCGACCACGTCGGCAACACCGGTGCCGCTGCCGTCGGTGGCGTCCTGAATCTTGCCGGCGATGCTGCCGCCGGTGACCACACCGATCTGCTGGGTGATGACGAGGTTGCCCTCGTATTTGCGCACGTCGATCCAGCCGCCGGTGGCGGCTGCGGTGTTGGCGCACGCGCCGGGGATGAGCAACTGCACGGCCTCAATGGCGCCGGATTCTGCTTCGAGCATGGCGATCTCCTAAAGGGTGGGACGAATCCGCGCGGGGCGGAAACGGGTCTACTGGTGCGCGTGTTTCTTGTGGTGGCTACGCGGCGCGGGTGTCGCCTCCGCATCGGCCGCATCGGCCTCGGGCTGCTCGGCCGGCGCGATCTCGACGCGGCCCGCGTTCAGCATTTCGCGCGCGGCGCCGGGCGGCAGGGTCACGGTCGCGTCCTTGGGCTGGATCTCGCCGAACAGTAGGAACGGCCGGACCACCCTGACGCGCACATGGGGCTGGTTGAGGTTCTCGGGGATCGACGACGGACCCGCCGGTGGCAACACCAGCTCGGCCCTGTTGCTCGCCGCCATCTCGCGCGCGAAATCACTGGGCAGCGACACCACCGCATCGGGAGCACCGAGCGCGGCGGGTTCGTACAGCGTGCCGGCGTGGCGGAATGCGCGCCGCACGATCAAGGGAATCGGGGTGTTATCCATGGGGGTGCTCAGGCCGCGGCTTGTTGGCGTTCAAGCGCCTTGCGGCCGATATCGCTGGCCGGCCCGACTTTGGGCGGGTTGTGGTTGGCCAGCGCGTTTGCTAGCCAGAATTCGACGTCCACCAGCTCGCCGTTTTTGGTGACGGCGCCGGTTTTGTCAATCTCGCGACCGCGCACGATGCGGGTCACGTTGTTCTCGCGTATGCGAAACGGGATGAGGCACTCGACCTTGACCAAAGTCAGGGTGCGGTCGTTGGCGGCATTGCTGAGCATGGGGGGTTTCCTCTTGATGGAAAACGAGGGCACGCACCAGACCCGGCGCGTGCCCTCGATGTGGATCAGGTGATCGAACTCGCGATCGAGAATGCGCCGGGGTAGCGCACTGCAATGTCGATCGACGCAATCGCGCGCACGCCGATGATGCCGGCTTGAAAATTCGCATACGGATTCACGTCGACTTCGAGCACGCCCCACTCGGCGATGATCACCTGAGAAAAATCGCCGAAAATCATGGTCGCAGCGGGCATGTTGTTCGACGCCATTGCCGGGTACCCGTCGACGCTGGCGGATTCGAGCCGGCCGTCCCAAACGGGCGAGGCGGTCGAGCTGAATTTGACCCTCGCCTTGAGCAGCCCGGCCACTGCGCCGGTGGTCACGTAGCCGGCATTGGCCAACGGCACATTGGCACCGAAAACATCGGTCATGAACTCTATGACGCCGGCATAGGCGAGCGAGGTGCCGCTCACCGAACCGACGCCCGAGACATTGGTGATGCCGGTTGGCTGGCCCGAGGAACCGGAACCGGAGATGCCCTTTGCATCGATGTCCACGCCAACCTGAGCGGCCAGGTCGGCCATGACGAGCGCCTCGGCATCCGGACTGGACTGGAGCGCTAGCTGGCGGCTGATCTCGGTATAAGCGCCGACGGTTTTGGGCGTCATGGCGATTTGACCCAGCACCATTTGGCTCTCGGTGATCTGCGTCGCCTCGGTCGATAGCCAGTAGGCGGTCGCGCCGGAGGTCTGGCGCGGGATGGTGATGGAATCGGTCAGACCTCCCATGCGCCGTGCGCCCATAGCGTAGAGCACGGTGGTATTGCGCAGCAGGTCGATGAAACCCATATTCTGAGTGGCGACCAGATAGCCGCCAGCGCTGGCCGTGCCGACGGTCAGGTCGCGACGGCCGGTTACCCGGGCGACGCGCTCGTTGACCCGACGCATGATGTCGTCATTATTGGCGAGCTGGCGCGTCTGTACGTCCATCGGCACGAAGAACGCGTTCGCCGATTTCGGCATGCGTCCCAGCTTCTGCTGCATAGTGTCGTGCGCTTCTTTTTCCAGACCTGCCTGGTCCCAGTTGCGCTCGACCACGGCATGGATGGCGCGCAGCAAAGAGTAGTTTTTGATGTCCTTGGCGGGCATGTCGAGTTTGCCTTGGAGATCGCCGTCCTTGGCGCGCTTCTCGAGCAGCTTGAGCGTGTCTTCGGCGGCCTGGTCGACGGTCTTGCCGGATTCGATCCAGCCGCGCACGACTCCGGCCGGAATGGCGTTCTGTTCGGCAAGGCAGGACAGGGCGGCACAGCGCGACTGCTCTAGTTTGCGCTGCGTGTCGGGAGACAGCGCGTGCGGATCGGCGGCAGCGCCCGCCGGGGCGTTTTCCGTGACGGTGGTCATGGGTGTTACTCCTGTAGTGGTGGCGGGGTTCGCCGGGGACTGCTCGGTGCTGCCTGCGGGCCGATGCACGCGTACGGCGTACTGCGGCCCGTGTTGGTCTTGCTCGCGCCCGACGCCCACGCTCGGGTCGGCAGGCACGGCCACGAGGGACACCTCGAACGGCGTCCAGCGGCTGATGCGGTAGGTCTCGTGGTCGTCCACGACGGTTTCGAGGCGCATCTCGTCGATCTGGTAGCCGACCGAGACGAGCGAGCGAATGCCGTCCTGCACGTCGCGCAGGATTTCCTCGCCGCGCGCACTGCGGCTGAACCGCACGACCGCGCGGCCGACTTTGTTGTCGACCCAGGCGCGCTCGATCACGCCGACCTGGTCGCGCGTGTTGTGGTCCATGAGCAGCGCGCCGCCGTTGCTCAGCCGGGTCAGGTCGATTGAATCCGGCGAGTGGTCGAGCACTTCGGTACCCCACCAACGCTCATAGGGCAGCTCGCTGGAGAAGGTCAGCTCGACGGTGCGCTTGTCGATGTCGACCTTGGCGCGATCGACGGTGAAATCGCGAAACTGCGGGGCGAGCTGGACCGTGTCGCCTTCGAGCCGGCGACGTTGCGGTGCTTCGGGCATGGTGTTACCTCAGCTGGTGAACGCGCGCGCGCGCGGGATCGTCGGCAGCGGCCTGGTCGCCGGCTGCGTCCGGTTTCGGTGCGGCGGGCTCTTTCGGCGCAGGCGCCGGCGGCGGCGCCGCCTTGGCCATGTAGGCCTCGGGGCTGGTCTCGAACACGAGATCGATGTCTGCCATGAGGTCGAGTTCGCGCCGGCGGGTCTTGAGAGTTTCCTCGATATCGGCGCCGCCGTTCGTGGCGTCGATGACGTCGGTCATGGTGGTCAGGCCTCCCTTTATCGCCGCCAAAGAAGCGTCAACGTCTTTGGACGGATCGATCCAGGTCCAGCCGCGCGGCTGGAATTTAGCGCGGGCGAATTTCATAGGATCGGTGACGTACTCTGCAATCGAGATCGCGGGTATGGCACCGGCATAGACGGCCTGGCGCAGCCACTCGGCGTGCAGCAGCTCGCGGAAATTTCGAATCCACCAGCGCTGCAGCACGCGGTGTTCGTCGCGTGAATCGATCACGCCCAAACGCGATGAGCTGTAGTTGCTCTGTGAATAGTCGCCGGAGAGCGTTTCATACGTAACTCCACGCATGCCAGACGAGGCCTGGCGGAGCATGTGGCGCAGGAAATCGGCCATGGCGGCGTTCGGCCGGGTCGGCGAATAGCCCTGAAATTTCTCGCCGGCGGCGAGCGCCTCGACGGTGCCGGCCTCCATGCTGTAGTCGCGCGGCGCGGCCGGGTCGGTCTGCGCATCGGCCAGAGGGTTATTGCCGTCCGGGGTTTCGATGAATCCCATGTAGCAGGCGGCGGCGCGCGCGGCGACGATCTCGGCCTCGGAGTAGCCGTCGATGTCATTCAGCGTGCGCATAACGGCGTGCATCCACGGCTCGCCGCGCACCTGCGGCCAGCGCGTGACGATGCGCAGGTGCCAGATCTGCTCGGCCGGCACGCGGATGAGGTTGTCGGTGGCGGTGGAGACCGCGCGCAGGTCGCCGGGGTGGCGCTCGCGGAACCAGTACGCGACGGCGCGCTGGAATTTGTCGACCTCGATGCCCATGCGGATTTCGTTCGCTCCATTGGCGAACGGCACGGCGTATTCGTCGGCGATGCGCTCGGCCTCGATCATCTCAAGCGCGTAGGGCACAGGCGAGTCGCCGAAGCTGCGCAGGTGGCGCCGCACGAACACCTCTCCGGCCTCGAAAACCTGCCCCATCAAGGCTTGTTCAAACGCCTGGAAGTCGAGCGCGCCGCCGGTGTGGCAGTACTCGGCGCGGCCCCAGGCGTAGAAAACGTCTTCGATCCCACTGTTGACGTCGTCGAGCAGGCGGCCGCGGTTGTTCTGCACCTGCGCCTGGATGCCGACGCCGGTACCGATGACGTTGTTGACGACGATCGCTTTGGCGCGCTTGGCGTAGGCGTTGTCGCGGATGAGCGAGCGGCTGCGGCCGCGCAGGGTGCGCAGGCTGGAGTGGAGCTCGGCATCGGAGCTAGATTGAGTGGCGTTCCAGCCGCTGGTGAGGCGCGAATTCTTGGCGGCGTGGTACATGCGCACCTGCGGGCCTCGCGCGCTGGCGAGGGCGGCCGGCGAGCGGCCGAGCAGGATGCGCAGAGCGGCGCGGGAGCGGGCGATGAGGTTCACGAGCGCGAGAACCTCACGTAGGAGCGGCGCGGGTTCGGCAGGCCTGCCGATACGGCCTCAACGGCCTCGGCGCGCTTCACTTCGGCCTGCCAAAATTGATAGCCCCGGATGACATCGGCATTGTCGCTGTACTCGATGCTGCGATTGTTGATAGCGTAGCTCTTGCGCATCGGCCGGCCCTTGACGTGCGCGAGCATCGCGGTTTGCAGCGCAGCGAGCATGGCGCGTGCGAATTCTAGTTCGGTCATCGCTCGATTACCCGGACGGCAAAAGTTCTGTCATCGATCCGAGCCGTCGGGCTGTTGTTGTCGGTGAACCGGCAGCGCACTTTGTAAGTGACGCCGACGGTGCCGCCGCTGAGCCAGGCCGTGGCGACGGTGTTGGCGGCATAGGCGGTGCCGTCGATGGTCACCGAGCCGCTGTTGATGCTGGAGCTGACCAAGGTCAGCCCCGCCTCGACATCCCACGCGGCCGACGCGAGCGCGTTGGCGCCGAGCCAGGCGGACAGAATGACGTGGTAGTCGAGCGTTGCATTCGGGTCTTTCGAGATGACTTTGTAGGGGTAGCCGCCGACGGTGGCGAAATCACTGGACATTGATCAATGCAGCGTAACGACGCGGTTTTCGGCGGCGACGGACAGCGCGCGCGATTCGACGACGCTCAGCGTGCGGGATTCGAAGCCGATATCAAACGCCCGCGATGCGTCGAGGTTATTACCCGGCATTTAGGACCGCCTCTATTTTTGAAACGACGAGCGAGGCATCGCCGGAGAGTTTGACGGCAAGCACGCTAATAGCGAGAGCCTCCTGCACAAACACGGCCACGTCGTCAGGACTGTTCGTGTCCACGCGCCTGCTGTAGGTCGCCGCGCCGTTATCTGCCGTGACGGTGCCGACGCCGGGCTTTTCTGTGTCCTGCCGGTAGTTGGTTTTCCAGATCATGCGCTTTCATCCTCGCCATGAATCGACATCGGCGTCAACTTGGATTCCTTGACCGTGAACGGCTCAGCGATCACCGGTCACGCCTTCCAGCCCGTCGCCCACGAGCCGCCGCGACGCGGAGGCGGGGCAACAAAAAACCCGCGCAGGGCGGGTTGCGGTGTGGTGATCTGCTCGGGCGGCGGGCCTCCATCTTCGCGCGGTGGCCCGGCCTCGGCCTCGGCCGCCGGCGCAGATGCGATGAACATGTCGGGCTGGATCAGCAGCGCCTCGAGGCGGTCCCAGTTGACGCGGCCGATGCCGGCGTAATGAGCGGCGGCAAGGGCCATGACGAAACAATCGAGGGCCTCGTTGCGGGCCGAGGGCTGCTTGGTCCATTCGCGCCGCGCGAAACCTTTGACGTAGCGCGTGACGACCTTTTCGGCGGTCATCTGCGCGAATTCGTCTTCTGGCAATCCCTGCGGCAGGTGGACATAGCCGGAGCCGTGCTCGGCGACGCGGTAGCGCGCGTAGATCAGCGCCTTGGCTGTGTCGGAGCCCATAGGCCAGAGCTTGACGGCGCCGCGCATGATCTTGCCGTGGTGGGTCACGTCCTGGTCGGTGGGACGGCCCAAGATAGGCTTGCCGGCGATTGCCTGGCCCTTGACCGCGATCACGTGGCAATGCGACCATTTTCGAGCGAAATTGCGGACGAAGTGGGTCGAATTTCCGTCGGATGCATCCACCGCGGTGGCGGTGATTTTCAGGGTTGAGCCGCCCTCGTGAGGCCAGGCGCGAAACAGGAGCTCCTCGAGCGCGAGCCACGTGTTCTCATCGGCATACGAGCCGAAAACGATCTCGCGCGCAACGAGCCAGGATTCTTCACCCCGGCCGAAACCCCATACGCGGGCCTCCAGGCGATCGCCCTGCACATCCACGCCGCAGGTGAGCAGGAGCGCGGCGCGTGGCACCTTGCCCCCCAGACGGTGCGCGCCGACGTGCTTCTTGAGCTCGCTCTCGTCGGGCTGGTCGCCGGCCTGGTCGTAGCTGATGCCGAGCACGGTGTTTTGGAATCCCTGCATAGCCTCGCCGGAGATGTCGGCCTCGGCCAGGAGGAACTGGCGCACGGCGTCGAACCAAGAGAACCATCCGACCGGGCTGTACAGCGACGACAGATGCCAGCCTGGATGGCGGCCGGAGCCGGAGCGCAGCGCGACCCAGTGGCCGGCGGCGAGCATCTCGGTCTTATGGTGGTTGTCGACGCGGCCTTCGCAGACCTCGCATTCGTACCACGCATCGATCGGGTCGCGCGTGTCGCGCTCGGTAGCGCCTTCGGTGTCGGCCGGCACTTCGATGGTCTCGCCGTCGTCGGAGCGCGTGATCTCCCACACTTTGCGCGTCTCCCACCGCACCTGATCCCAGCGCAACCACTGTTCATGCGCACAGTGCGGGCACGGTACGTGATAGCGGCGCTGATCGCTGGCGTCGTAGTAGCGCTCGATGCGCGAGTTGATGCGCAGCTTGGGCGAGCTGACGCGGAAGATCTTGCGCCGCGAGAACGTTTGCGTGCGCTTCTCGGCCAGCACGCACGGGTCGCCCTCCTGGTCGGCGTCGAGCGGGTAGGCGTCGACCTCGTCCATAAACAAAAAACGCACCGGCATCGAGCGCAGGCCTGGCGCGCTGTTGGCGCCGGTGAGCACCAGGACGCCGCCGGGGAAGTCCTTCATGAGCAACGTGTTGCCACTGTCGCGCGACTTAGCCTCGGTCACCTTGACAGCGAGAGCGGGCGTCTCTTCGATCATCGGCGCGATGCGCTGCTTGCTGATGCGCTTGGCGGTGTCGACGGTGGGCATGACCAGCATCGTCGGGGCGGGCCAAAGATCGATCACGGCGCCGATCCAGTTGTAGCCAGCTTCTGATCCGCCGAGCTGCGTTCCCTTCACGAATGTGAGCTCGGTCGCCGGGTGGCTCGGCGACAGGTGGTCCATGATCTCGCGCAGGTACGGCGTGCGCGCGGTGCGCCACCGGCCATGCTCCGATGCCGACTTGGCCGACAGCAGGCGATGCTCATCCGCCCATTCGCTCACGGTGTAGACGCGATCCGGACGCAGTGCGGCCCGGAAGGCGTCGCGATACACCGCGGAGCCGTCGGCCAGGCCGGCCGGCCGCTCAAGCGAAAGATCGGTCAGCGAGCCCATTGAGTGCGTGTCGTAGTTCGTTGTCGAGGTGGGCGTAGATGCGGGTTGCGTCAGTCTCGGCGGCGAGCAACGGCGCGAGGCGGTCCGGTACGCTGAGGATTGCATCGCGCACGACGCGAGCGGCCAGCGCGGCCGCTTTTTCGACATCGGCGCGCGGGACTAGCACGCCCAGTTCCCGCAGCAGCTCGAGCTGCGCGAGCTGCGCATTAGCCTGCTCGCGCTTGGTGCGAGCGGCCTGATAGTCGGTTTCATCACCAGCCAGCCGGCCCGCAGCTTCCGGCTCGGGGGCATCCAGCGGCACTTGCGCGGAGATTGGTCCGCGTGCCGTTTCATTTGCTGCGGCGGCAGCAGCTGCTACACCCGCCGGTGGCACCAGCCAGAATTTTCCATTTTTCGCTGCCTCGACTGGGTCGGTGTTCCGCGCCCATTCAGCGGCAGCTGCTTTTTGGTCGATCCAGGTCCGGCCCTTCCCGTCGCGCTCCCACGACGTGATCCGCTTCGTCTGGATCGCCTTCTGCACCGCCGAATGATGGACGCCCAGGTGCGCCGCAAACTGAGTCACGGTCATCCGCCCGGTCTTGTCGATCATCGCTACCCTGAGAGTGCTATTGCGACCCTGTGTCGCTACCCCATGCCCTGCGAAAAACTAGCGCGTTTTCGCGGGCTTACCGCTCGCAGGGGAGCGAGACCAGGAA